TCACTCCGGCAGTTCTTCCAGCTTCACTTCGAGCTGCAGGCGGTTGGTGAAGCCTTGGTTGGTGAGGTCGTGCACCACCTGGGTGAGCAGCCAGTCGGCCTCGTCAATCTGGGGTTTGAACCCTCTGACAGTGGTGGGTTGCTCCGGGTAGAGTTCAGGGCGGCCCATCGCCAGGGTGATTTGGAAGTCGGCCACGCCGCGTTGCAGCTTCTCCCACTCAGCCCGGGCGGCCCGCATGGCATTTGCCTGGCTGGCATAGACATGCCGCAGCTCTTTGACGTTCTCGCTGCTACCGACCAGCAGTTCGTTCTCTTGCTTGTTGACCATGACCCCCGGGGGCAAGGGCCGTTCCTGTTTCGGCTTGGTCTTCTTCTTGCGCTTCACCTCGACTTTCTTCTTTTCCGCCTCCTTGTTGTCTTGCCAGTAGGCGGTCACGCCGGTGTAGGCATCCCGGTCGGCAACCGAGAAGCGGTGTTGATCGCCATCCCGACGGGTGATGGTGATGGCCGGCAGAGGCTGACCGCTGACGGTGGTTCCCTGGCCTGCTTTGATAAACAGCAGGCGGCCATTCTTGACGGTGGTGATGCCATCGCACTGACCAGCCAGGCGGGTGAGGAAGGCGAGATCGCTCTCGTTGGCCTGGTCGATGTGGTCGATCAGCTGGCCCTTGAGTGAGTCACCCACGCAGGGCGTGAGCTGGTAGCGGGCAGCGACTTGGCTGACGATGCCGCTGACGGTGGTCTGGTGCCAACTTTGCTCACGCAGCTTGTTCATGCCGCCGCGCAGGTCGGCTGACTTGCCCCGGATGGTGAGCACATCCGGGGCCCCGCCGTGCTCCACCTCGTCGATCTTGTAGGTGCCCTTGTCGACCATGACCTGGCCTTGCCAGCCAATGAGGGCGCGTAGGGTGGCGCCCCGGCGTGGCATATCGAGCTGGCCGTCGCTGTCATCGAGGGTGATCTCGATGGTGTCGGCGGTGAAGCCCCGGTTGTCGGTGATGGTCATCGACATCAGGCGCGGCCTGATGGTGGCCGAGATGTCTTTGCCATCGACCAGTACCTGGTAAGCCGGTACCGGGTGGCCTTGGCGCAAGGCGTCGAGCGGATTGGTCAGCCCCAAGTTTTCGGCCAATCGCGTGCCGAACTGGTCGAAAGCCCCCATCAGAGAAGCCCCCCTAGCTTGTTGCCGATACTGCCGACCAGCTTGCCCAGGCCCAGGCGGCCAAAGAGGTTGCCCGCGGTGCGGCCCAGCAGGGTTTGGACAAGGGATCTGTCGTTGTCATCGACCCGCTTGAGCTTGATGGTGAACTCGATTTTACGGGCGGTGCCATCGCTGAAAAACTCGCTGCGGGTGGTGCTGATGCCCTCGATCACGAATGACCCACGCATGACGCCATCCCCCTGGATCAGGGGGAAAGCCTGACCACTGTCAGCCATATTGTTGAGCAAGTCGAGGGAGACGGGGCCGCCGGTCACTTCGGGCAGCAGCACCCCGCTCAGGGTGGTGGTTTCATCATCTGGGCCGAGGAACTGATAGGCAGGACGAGCACCGATCCGGTTATTGCCCGGATGGCGCCATGCCCGTTCGTCTTGTTGTGAGAGGGGGGCGAGGGTCGAGCGCATAAACACGAACCAGCCCAGGGTCATCATCATGGTGATTGCTCCTTAGTTGCGGTCGCCAAATCGGGCGCGGCCCTGTGCCTGGTTGGCCCGCTCGCTCTCTTTGAGCTTGTCCATCACCAGTTTGCCGAGCTGAGCTTCGTTCATTCCCGGCGCAGGGTTGACGGTGAGCTGGTAGAACGGCTGACTGTGGATGGTGGTGGTACTGACCTTGGGCTTGAGCTTCGGAGTGTCGGCGATACGGTGGCCATAGCCATTACCCCCCGCCAGTGCGGGTTGGGAGAGGTTGCCCGTCAGGTAACCCGACTGGCTCACCGATGCTTTCACCTCCGAACCGCCCTTCCACCAGTCCGGCAGCAGGTCGGTCATGGCGCTGATCTTGGTTTTCAGCTCTGCCCACTTATCAGAGATCCCCTTGAGCAGGCCATCTATCAAGTCAGAGCCAAATTTGGTGAAGTCGGCGATCACCTGGATGAATGATTTGCCAAGCCCGCCCAGCCACAGCCCGAACCGCTTGCCCGCGTTGGTTGCGCCGTCCAGCTCTTGCTGGGTGGTTTTGATGGGGGTTAACAGGTTGGTCATCCATTCCCAAGCAGAGCCGAGGGCGCTGCTGATGCCGTCCCATATCGGTTTGAGTGGGCTGAGGGCGTTGGCCATCGCCTCAAACGCGGGCGCGAACACGGCAGCAACCGGCCCAAGCCCCTCTTTGAGCCCTTGGAAGAAGCCCGAGAAGAATGCTTTTATTGGCTCCCAGTAACGGTAGATGGTCAGGGCTGCGATGCCGATGGCGGTGACCAGCAGGCCGATGGGGTTCATCAGCAGCAGCCTGCCGACGAAGGCGATGGTATGGCCCACCAGTTTCAGGCTACCCACCAAGCCGCCTTTGAGCAGGGATATCACACCACCGACACTGCCTTTGATCATGTTCATGGTGGTGCCCATGACGCCATTGGCTGCCACATAGGCGTAGGTGGCCGCGGTGGCGCTTCTTAGCCCGGTGGTCATGGCGGTGAATTTGGTGGCCGCGAGGGCCTTTGATGCGGCAAGCTGGGCGGTCACATAGCGCCAGGTGGCGGCGGTCATGACGCCCAGCTTGGCGGGAAGGCCTGCCATGCTGGTCAGCATGGATTTCATGCTGCTGCCCACCCCCGAGAAGGAGAGGCCCTTGAGGATGTTGCCGAGGGCGCTCCAATTGGTGATCAGGGGGGCGGCCATGCGGCTGTTGAGCGCCATCATTCTGGTGAACAGGGAGAGGCCCTTGCCTGCCTTGTCGGCTGAACCGAACAGGCTGCCGAGCTGGATCCCCATCGTGCCCATAGAGAAGCGCATGATGGCCATGGGGCCGAGCAGGGCGGCCACGGTCAGCGACAGGCCGCCGAAGGCGATGGTGATGACGGAAACGGCGGCGGCGACCTTGACGATGGTATTGGCCAGCTCGGGATTGGCCTCGACCCAGCGCCGTACCGCCCCCACGGTTTTCTGGATGAAGCCGATGATGTCCAGCAACGAGCCACGCAGCTGTTCGCCGAGGGCGCTCTTGACGTTCGCCATCCCGGCCTGCAACAGCAGCCACTGGGACGAGAGAGAGTCTTTGTCGATGTCGGACTCCCGCTGCATCGAGCCCTTGGATTTGACCGAGGTGGTCAGTTCCAGTTGGCGATTCAGTTCCGGCATGTTGTTGGCGAGCTTGGCGGCATCATCGCCGTACTCCTTGCCAAAGAGTTGGGTAGTCACCCGCAGTTGTGCTTCCGGTTTTAGGGTCTTTATCTTCGCCAGCACCATGCTGATGGTGCCCATGGCATCTTTGGTCATGCGGCGTTCGATGTCGGCACCATTGAGGCTGAGCTCTGCCAGTCCTGCATGAAATTGCTTGCTCTGCATGGTGGCAATGGATAGCTCGCGCACCATGGCGTTGGAGGCGCTGGCGGCGACTTCGGCGGAGGCGCCCAGACTGAGGAAGGTGGAGCCCAGCGCGGCGGCCTTCTTGTAGTCGAGCTTGTCAGCCACCCCACCCATGCGTTGCAGCACCTCGATGATGTCGCCGCCCTTGGATTGGGCGTTGTCGTCCAGAAAGTTGATGGCATCGCCGAGCTGTTCGATGTCACGGATGGGGATCTTGTAGAGGTTGGCGATCTTGCCCATGTCGTCGGCGAGCTGCTCGGTCGGCAACCCGAAGGCGGTGGCTGCTTTGGCGGTGGTCTTGGTGCATATTCCCACGCATGGCGATCGCTCAATAACATTCATGCCGATCACGTAATAACATCCATGCCGATCACTCAATAACATCCCACGCCGATCACTTTTTACCCTCGATGGGAAACCATGATCGGCATCCATGTTATTGGTGACTTTTTCTCCCCGCTTCGTTAAACCCGCACTTTCCCATCTGCTCCAACAGAGGAACGTGCATGTCTGCGAGGCCTATCACTGTGAGAAAACTCAAAGAAATTCTTCGCCTTAAATATCAGGCTCAACTGGCTCATCGGCAGATCGCCCTCAGCCTGCATATCTCTCCTAGCACCGTATCCTATTACCTCAACCGGGCGGCTCAACTGGGTATCATGACCTGGCCCCTGTCTGAGTCCTGGGATGATGTCTCCCTGGAGCGCGCATTTCTCAAGACCTGCTCTGTCCATAAAACTCAGCACAAACCCACTCCCAACTGGGCCTTGTTGCATCAGGAACTCAAAAAACCAGGTCAAAAAGGCGTGACCCTCGAGCTGCTATGGCAGGAGTACGCCGAGCGCCATCCAGGCTCCCACTACAGCTACAACCACTTCTGTCGGCTCTATAAAGAGTGGGCGGCGCTGCTGCAACCCTCGATGCGGCAGACCCATATTGCGGGCGAAAAACTCTTTGTCGACTACTGCGGCCAGACCATGCCCATTGTCGATCCGCATACCGGCGAGATCCTTTACCGGGCCCAGATCTTTGTCGCCGTGCTGGGGGCCTCCAACTACACCTTTGCCGAGGCCACCCGCTCCCAGCAGCTCGATGACTGGGTGATGAGCCACAAGCGCGCTTTCGAGTTCTTTGGCGGTGTGCCGCAATTGGTGGTACCTGATTGCCTCAAGAGTGCCGTCAGCGTGGCGCGCAATACCGATCCGGATCTCAACCCTACCTACCAGATGCTGGCGGCCCATTTCGGTACGGCGATCATGCCCGCGCGGCCCCGCAAGCCGAAGGATAAGTCCAAGGCGGAGGTGGGCGTGCAGATCGTCACCCGCTGGATCCTGGCGGTGCTGCGTCATGAAACCTTCCATAGCCTGGCCCAGCTCAATCAGCGAATGGGTGAACTGCTGACCCGGCTCAACCAGAAATCCTTCCAGAAGCTGCCTGGCTGCCGTGCCTCACTGTTTGCCGAGCTCGATGCACCGGCGCTCAAGCCGTTGCCGGATTATCCCTATCACTACACCAAAGTAGTGCCGGTGCTGGTTGGTAAGGACTACCACGTCGATCTGGAAAAGCACTATTACTCAGTGCCCTATGCCTTGCAGGGCAAGCGGCTGGAGGCGCATCTGGCCGAGCATACCGTCACGCTGTACCACGCGGGCAAGATCGTGGCCGAACACCAGCGGAGTCATCACAAAGGCCAGCACAGCAGCCTGCGTGAACACATGCCCGCGCATCATCAGGCACTGCTGGAGTGGTCGCCAGAGCGACTGCTTGGCTGGGCGGCGTCCATCGGCCCCTACACCACGCATTGGGTGGATGGCTTTATCCGGCAGGCAGAGCATTCGACGCAAGCGGTGCGCCCTTGCCTGGCCTTGCTGGGGCAGAGCAAAACCTATGGCAAGGAGCGGCTGGAAGCGGCCTGCCTCCGGGGGCACCTGACCGGCGCCAACCGGCTGCACAACATCCGCAGCATGCTCAAGCATGGCCTGGAGGAGCAACAACTCATTGCCAACGAGCGACAGGATCCGCTGCAAGACATCCGTCATGACAATGTCCATGGCGAGCACTACTTCCACTAACCCCACGGATCAGGAGAAGCCGATGCAATTACACCTCGATGAACAACTAAGCCGCCTGCACTTGAGCGGCATGAAACAGGCTCTGAACCAGCAGCAGGCCCAGAGCATGCTGTACCTGGATATGGGTTTTGAAGAGCGGCTGCAACTATTACTGAGCCATGAGCTGGTGCAGCGGGAGCAGAGGAAAACCAACCGCCTGGAGAAGCAAGCCCGGTTCCGGCTAGCCGGACAGGTGGAGCAGCTCGACTATCGGGCGGGTCGAGGCGTGAGCAAAGCGCAGATCCGCCAACTGCTGGAAGGACACTGGCTGAGTCATCAACAAAACCTGCTGCTAACGGGCGCGGCAGGCTGTGGCAAGAGTTACCTGGCGTGTGCCCTGGGCCGTTACTTTATCCGGCAAGGAGTGGGCGTGCGGTATTACCGGCTGAAAACCCTACTTGAAGAGATGCGACTGGCCCAAGCGGATGGCAGCTATCCGAAACTGCTGGAGCGGGTAAGCAACATAGGGGTACTGATCCTGGATGACTGGGGCATGGAGATGCTGGACGCGAGCGAACGCAGCAACCTGCTGGAGATCATCGATACCCGCTACGGCAACGTCTCAACGATAGTGGCGAGCCAATTGCCGGTGGAGAAGTGGTACGGGATGATCGGAGAGGCAACCTTCGCCGAGGCGATCTTGGACCGACTGATCCACAGAGCGGTGCGCGTGACCTTAACGGGAGAATCGATGAGAAAACAGGGCGCCAACTTGACCGATGCCGATCAGGCGGAGTAAAAGGAAGACGCTATAAACGCGGGCAGAAAAAAAGTGATCGGCATGATGTTATTGGCTGATCGACATGATGTTATTAGCCACTTGGCGAAGGCCAGCAGGTTCTCTTTGCCCTGGATGCCCATGCGGGCGCCCCCTTCGACCAGCGCTGCGATGTCGATGGCGCCGTTCAGCTGCGGGATCTCTTCGGCGATGTCTTTAATCGCCTTGGCCATGTCGTAGTAGACGTCGGTCAGCTGGCCGCTGTCGGTTCTGGCCCCGGCCACCTGTTTGGCCACCCCCTTCATGGCGTCTTCGAAGCCGGAATATTCCTTGATGGCGCTGTACACCGGCAGGCCGATGGCGGTACCGGCCGCAATACCGGCAGCGCCGTGGCCCGCTATCTGGCCGCGCAGCTCCTGGGTTTGGCGGTAGTTGGCCTTGACCTGGTTGAGGCGCTTTTGCTGGTCGGCCAGTTGGCCCAGCTTGGTGCGCTGAGAGTCGAGCACTGTGTTGGCTGCAGCCAAATCGGTCTTGAGGCGGCGCTGGTGTTCGCCGAGCTGTTTGGTGTTGATGCCGGCTTCGTTCATGGCGCGTTTCAGGCTGCCGTGACGGGCAACCATTTCACGCTCTTGCTGGGAGAGGTCGCGCACCTTCTGCTTGGCCTGCTCCATGGCCCGGGTCATGGCCTTGGTCGGCTGTTCTACCTTGGCGAACTGTTGGGCCATCTGCTGGGCATCACGCTGGGCTTGGTTAAGCTGGGCGCGGGTGGCGCCAATCTGGCGTCCCAGGGTGCGATAACCGTCAATCTGGCCGCTCTGAGTTTCCAGCTCTTTGATGCGCTTTTTGGTGGCGAGCAGGTCTTGAGCGGTCAGGCGGCTCTGGCCGCTGACTGCTTTGAGGGGGGCGGTGATCTTGTCAACCGCCCCGAGCAGGATTTGCAGTTTGAGAGGGTTCATTGTTCTTCGGCCCCGTTGATGCGGTTGTGAGTCTCAACGAGGCGTTGGTGCCAGCCCATCAGCTCGCTGATGTCCATGGCCGCCATCTCGGACGGCGGCCAGTGGGCGATGATGGCGATCTCTGCCATCAGGTCATCTATGCAGTGAGGTAGGCCTCCTGCTGCGAGCCCATCAAAAAACCGACCACCACGACCCCGGCTTTGAGCAGGTCAGCCGGGTCCATATCGTTCACTTCCTTTTCGGTCAGGTCGGTGATGCGGGGCAGCAGTTTGATGAGGGTATCCACGTTCATCTGGACGATGTCCATGGTGTTGAGCCCGCGCAGGTGGCCCGCCTTCTTAGGGCTGCGGATGATCAGGCTGTTGAGGGTGCTCTCGCCGCGCTGGATCGGGGTGTCGAGGGTGATTTCTTTCTGTTCCATGGTGCTTGTTCCTGTTGTGGATGTGGTGAGGGCGGCACTTTCTGTTGGGATAAGGGCCGCCCGTTGGGTTGTTGGGTGGGTTAGAGGCCGATGGCTTTGCGGTGTTCGGCCATGCGGTCGACGCCGTCGGGGCCAATCTCGACCATGTTGATCAGGTCAATCTCGTGCATCACCCGGCCGTTGATGGTCTCTTTGTAGTAGGTGTTGACCATGGTGACCTTGGCCTGGGTGTTGTCACCGGCCTTGAGGGTGCCGCGATCGAGCTCTTTGAAACGGCCACGACAGACGATCTCGACGGCGACCACTTCGCCGGTGTCATCACGCTGGACTGAACCGGCAAAGCGCAGGCTGGTGCCGTCGGCTTTGGGCTCACCCATGCAACTCAGCAGGGGTTCGCCGTAGCCACCGAAGGTGAAGGAGACATCGAGGGCGCTGTCATCCAGCCCCATGTCGATGTTGACGGCACCCCCCATGCCGCCACCGCGATAGGCTTCAAACTTGCGGGACAGCTTGGCCGGGGTGATGTCTTCCGCTTCACCGACCCAGTTGTCGCCGTTGAGGAAGACGTTCAGGCGTTTGAGTTTGCGTGGCAGTGCCATGGGGGCTCCTTATGCGGCGGCCGCGACGCGGGCGCCGAAGTCGATGAGGTAGGTGTCGGTGATGCGCTGGATGAAGCCGAGGTCTTCGAGCGGCGGCACCGGGGTGTAGTTGTAATCGATGCGCAGCTTGCCGGCCTTGAGGGTGTCTTTGTCGTTGAGCTCCTCGTTGTACCAACAGTCAAAGCCGAGCAGGTAACCGCCCGCCACCAGTTCCCGGCCCTTGGCCTTGATGCCCTCGACGATGTCTTTCACCAGGGTGGGGGTAAGCGGTTTGTCGTTGGCCCACATGTGCGCCTCGGCCATGGTGTCGGCCAGGATCTGGGCGGTGCGGGTGTAGTTCTCGAAGGCGAACAGCGGGTCATCGGAACAGGTGCGGTTCCCCCAGTACCGGAAACCATCGGACCGGATGAGGGCGGTGATTTCGTTGGCGTTGAGCAGGCCGACCTCGGTATCGGGGTCTTGCAGATCCCAGAACAGGGCCTTGGTCATGCCGTCGACCCCGGTCACGCCGACGTTCGACAGGGTCTTGTGCCAGCCAATCTCCTTGTCGATGAATGCCCGCATGGCGGCCGCCTTGAGGCAGGCATCGAGCTTGATGCTGGCATTGGCGGCGGTGTCCCAGGCGGTCCAGTCGCCGTGGATCGGCATCAGTTCGCGGCTGGAGAAGTTCTCGCGGTAGGCGAGCGCTGCCTCGACGGTGTCGGCGATGGTCGGCACATAGGCGAAGGCGCGCAGCTTTTTGGCTGCGCCCGCCAGGGCGGTGGCTACGGCTAAGGTGCAGTTGTCCGGCACGCAGAGGATGCGCGGCTTGACGCCGGTGGCCGGGGCGGCACGCTCCAGCGCCTTGAGGCCGGTATAGCTGCCATCCGGCAGGATGGTGCCGATGATGTTGCTGGTCAGCTCGGCGGCGTCGGCGCCATCGGCCACGCGCACGGCGATGACGATGGTGTTGACGGTGTCATAGATGGTTTGCAGCGAGCGTTTGAGGTTGCCGGTGCTGCCCGCCTTGGCGATGGCCGCCGGCAGGTTGGCAATCAGCACGGGTTTGTTGAGGGGGAAGTAAGCGGCATCCGCATCGCTGCTGGTGCAGATGATGCCGATCACCGCCGTGGCGACGGTGCGGATGGTGCGCGTGCCCTCGTTGACTTCCACGACGCGCACGCCGTGGTGAAATTGGTCCAGTGCCATAGGTTCTCCTGTTGTCCGGACGGAGCATTCTTTGCGTAGGTAATGCATGTGATGCGAGCAGGGTCAGGATGCAGGGGTAGGGGATGTCAGGCGAGCGGCGGCCAGTGTGTGAGGGCCGTACACACTGGCGAGGCGGTGACAGGGTGAGGGTGGCGGCAGTCATGAAACACCCCGCACAGGGCGGGGTGGGGCGGGGAGTATGTTTGAGTCAGATAATGCGCGCCGGCTCAGCAGGCCAGTGCGGTGATTCAGGCCAGCCAGGTTGTTCCGATACCAAGGTCAGCTCGTAGCGGTAGCGCTGCCAGTCAGCCAGTAGCTGGAAATGCTCTTGTCTCGCGTACCCACCATCAACAGCAGGTTGGAGGATGGCGACTTGTTCACCGGCAATATTAAGTCTGTTCGTCAGCTCGTGCCCTGAAATCTCCATATCGGTCGGCGCACGCTTTGGTAGATTAATTGGCAAGCCATCTTCATCTGCTGCTATCTCATAACCTTGCGAAGATAACTCCATCAGCTCGTTGTATTTATCCAACGATATTTCTACGGCGGCTGCGGGTGGTGTTTCAAATGCGGAGTCAGGATAAAACCCTATCGGTTCTGCTAAGAAAAATATTCTGTTCATTTATCAAACTCCCCTCTAAAAACCAAAAGCAAACCAGTACGAGTTGCCGCTAGATGCCGTTGAGCGATTTCTGATGGTGAACTGATTGCCGCCTGGTTGAGGATCCACACAAAACGAAATCGGTACTGTCGAATCTCCGATAACTGCTGGTTGGGTAAATAGTCCTTTCAGCGCCCCCTTTGGCCATGCGATCGGCATGGTTATTACGACGGACTGCCCTGCAAGAATCGCTGCAACCGGGCCTCCCTGAACTACCAGCCCACCTAGCCATGATGGGAACAAGATGTACCACCCAGATGCCAATGTGCTGTATGAGAAGCCGTTTCGCATTTTCTTGGGGGTAATGGCCGACGCATCATCCGTGCCTGCATCGGTCTGCGCTTGCGTCGCCACTTTCATCAAGCCCAGCACGGTTTCGCTGGCCTGCTTCACCCAGCCCCACAGGGTTTTCACCGTGACAACGGCATTTGCCTTCTGATTGGCGGTGACAGTCTCATTCACTTCGACCTGGGTGGCGTAGCGGGTAAAGCCCTTGGCGGTCTCGCTGGCATCCGGGTGGTCACGGCTTTGCTTGTGGGCAGCCATCAGGTCATCGACATACTTGCGGGTGGCCAACACCACGGCGGGGTCAATTTTCAGCTCTACCGCGCTGGTGTCGCTGACGATCAGCACGATGCGAATGACCTGGGTTCTGCCGGCCCCACTGCTCAGCAGCGGCTTGTAAGTGTCAGGGGTGTTGGCAATCGCGATCAGGGTGCCATCTTCGGAGAAGATGCCGGCTTCACGGATCCACCAGTCGCCGACGTTTTCCGGGATGATCTGCTCGGCGACCAACTGTGACTGGTTAGTGGGGTCCTGAAACAGGGTATTGATGGGGGCGCGGCGCTTCTCCCTGACCAGCGCGGTCTGGGCGGCGTTCGGTGTGACGGGCTGACCGTTGCCATCGCCGACGGCCATGTGGGTGATTTTCAGCGGCACCCCCAGCGCGAGGGCGTTGGCAATCTTGGCCTGGCCGGCATCGGTGGGAATGGCGAAGTAGATGGCGCTCAAGCGGCACCTCCTGTCTGTTGCGGTTGAATGGTCATGGTGTCGATGGTGTGAGTGATGCCGCCGTGCCACTGCTGGCCGCTGACTTCGATAACGGCTGGACTGTAGGGGTAGATGGTCAGCTCATCGCCCAGGTAACAGGCGGCCCCCAGATAGAGCGGGCCCCGGGTCTCCATGCTGATGGCGAGGCCCGTCAGGTGGCGGGTCATCGGCTTGGCGTCGGCGATCAGCCGCTCCAGCTCCTGGTACATGGCTTCCGTGATGCCGGTATCGAGCACGCCAATGTCGAGCTTGAAGGTGCCCGGGGTGGCCGCCGGGGCCTCTTGCCACCACTCCAGCACCCGGATCAGATACCCCAGGGGTTCCACGACCCGGCGGATGGCGCCGATGGTGCCCTTGCGACTGTGCACGAAGTAGCTGTTGGCGATGACCTGGCGCTTGGTGGCCTCAGGCCATTTTTTATCCCAGCGGTCGACACTCCAGCTGGCAGCCAGATAGGGCAGCAGGTGGGCGGGGCAGGTCCAGGGGGACCAGAGCGAGCGAAACGGGATCGGCAAGGCCTGGGCATTGGCACCCACGGCGGCCAGGTTGCGCTCGGTGCGGCTGGTGTTGGGTGGCAGCAGGGTATTCATGCCGCCCGCTCCACGGTGAAGCCGGTGCAGTAGGCGGCCTGGGTGGCGTTCGGGATGATGTCAGCCCAGCCAGTCAGCTCGACCTTGCGCACGCCCTGCACGTGCAGGGCGGCATCGATGGCGGAGCGCGGCACCTCGACCCCGATGCGGCGGCGGGGATTGATAAAGGCGGCGAGCTGTTCGCGGGCAGCCTGCAGGATCACATCCACCTCGGCCCCCTGACTGTCGATGTGCAGCTTGGCGGTGATGGTGTAGTTGATGATGCCGGCGCTCTGCACCGTGAGCCGGTCGGCCACTGGGCGCCTGTCTTCCTGGCTCAGGGCTTGGGTGACTTTGGCGATCAACGCCGCATCGGCGCTGCCGTTCCCCTCGGTGCTGAGTATGGTGACTAGCGCCTCGGCGGGCGCTGGGCTTGACCCTTTGGCGTCAGCCACCTTACCGTCAGCCGAGAGGGCGAAATACTCATAGGCGCCCGTCGGGCCCGCCACGCTGAGGCCATCCCACGCCATCAGGGCGCGCAGGATCAGGGCTTCGTCATCTTCCTTGATTTCCGGTACCGGCGGGGTGGCGGTGGGGTCACCCGGTTGGATGATGAGCCGCTGTACATTCCAGTTTGCCACCAGGTTGTCGAGGTCGCTCCCCTTGGCCCACGCCAGCATGTTGGCGACGGCGGAAGCGTTGATTCGCTGGCGCAGGATCAGCTCTCGATAGGCATTCTCTTGCAGCAGCTTGGTGATGGGTTCGGAATCGAGCGCCAGGGTGGCCTCGACGCTGGGCTGTTGGTCTGCCGGGTAGAGGCTGACGAAATAGGCTTTTCGTTCAGCCAGGATGCTTTCGAAGTCCAGCAGTTCGATCACATCTGGCTGCTGCAGTTGGGAGAGGGTGATGGTGCTCAACTGGCGGCTCCTGTGGGAATGGCAATAGTGGCGCTCTCTGTTCCGGTACCCGGCGCGCCGCCGTCTTTGCGCTGCCAGGTGAGCTCGACGGTAAGGGCGCCATCCATGCCGCCTCCCAGCACATCGACCCGGGTGATGGTGATGCGGGGTTCCCAGTTGATGAGGGCCTGCACGGTGGCGGCCATCAGGCGCAGGCGGGTGGCCTGATGTTGGGGCTGGTCGATGAGGTAAAACAGCTCGCTGCCGTAGTCGCGGCGCATGACGCGGGATCCCACCGGGGTGATCAGGATGTCGCGCACCGACTGGATGATGTGGTCGGTGGCGCTGATGGCGCGCCCGCTCGCGGCGTTCATGCCGAGCCATTTCATTGCGGGCCCCCGGAGGTGCCGCTGCCGGTGCTGACGTTGCCGTGCTTGTGGGTAGTCACCTCGATGCCGCCAATCTTGGCGCTGGGGGCGGTGATCTTGCCGCCCGCCTCGATGGTCGAACCGACCTTGAGTGCCTGGGTGCATTCCACCAGGGGGGTGATCAGCTTGACGGTCACCGAGGCGGAAAGGGTGGCGGTCTTGATGCCGCTCGCATTGAGCACCCCGGTGGCCGGGTTGTACTCGATGACGGCGCCATCAGCGTATTCAGTGCGATCGAGGTCCGGGTTGTCATCGTCCGCCAAGGGCTCTGGGAAGGCAGCGCAATTGATGGGGCCGACGATGTAGGCATTGCGCGGGTCGCCGCTGACCGAGAGCATCAGCACCTGTTCGCCAATGGAGAGGCGATGGCGGGTGCGATTCCTCCCGGCCCGCGCAGTTGCGTAGGGCCGCCAGTTGGTGATGAGGTCGCCGGTCTTGACGCGACATTCCCCGGATCGCACGGCGGTCACGGTGCCGATGCGGATCAGGTTGTCGATCAGGCGTTGGAGTTCAATGGGGGTTGGTTGCATGGGGCCATTGTTTTGGGCAATGGCGGGGAAGGCGAGCGGCGGCCAGTGTGTACGGCGCTGGCACACTGGCGGCGGTGGTTACAGTCCTTTGGTGAGGTGGGCGAGCAGGGTGGTTTCTAGCTGGTCCCGCTCTTGTTCTGTGATGCCGAGCAGTTCCCGCGCCGGGTATGAGATCTCGCGGCCCTTGATGCGGTCTTTGAGGCCATATTGGTGAATGGTGGCGAGCCGGTTGGCGGTGCCGACAAACTCCACCACGGCCTGTTGTTCACTGGCGCGGGCCTTGAGCCAGGCGGGGTTGCTTATCTTGAAGAACATCTTGCGGCGCAGGCTCCCCCGGTTTTTTTTCAGCTTGGGCTGAGGCTTGCGCGGGGCCATAGGGCTGCCATCGGGCTGGCGGTTGGCGCGGATCCGCTGGGCCTGGCTGGCGCGCAAGGTGCGGGCCATTTCGCCCGCCAACTGACGGCGGGCGGCGGGCTCCATGCTGGCCAGCAGGCCATCGGCCCAGTGGGTCAGGCGGCTCAGGTCGTCGGCGGCCATGGCTGATGCTCCCCGTTGATGAAGAGTTCCCAGGTGATGCCGTCATAGGGGTCTTCCGGTGGCTCCGGCAGGTGCTCCCAACCAATTCCCTGTTCGTTTTGCCACACCCTGACCCGCTCGGTCAGCTTGACGGTGATGATGAGATCCATCAGGTCGTTGGCAAGGTATTCAGCCTCGAAGGTGATGCCCTCCTTGCGCTGCTCGTCGTTGGTCATCAGCTCGGGCTGGTGTTGGCGCAGCCAGGCCAGCAGCGGCACCATGACCTGATCCGGGTGGCCAGCAAAGTCCTCGATGCCGATGGTGAGGGGGTATTGCCACTCGAACGAGAGCGAGCGGGCCCCAGTACTTTCGACATTGCCCGGGGCGATGAAGATGTGCAGCTTGTCTGGGTTGGTCTTGAGGTGTGGCACGCAGCGGGTCAGCACCTCACGGATCTGTTTTGGCTTTTCCATGTTCCCTCCCGTTCTGGTGCCGTTGCTGGCAGGCGATAAGGCTGTCGACCTGGGCGGCGCAGCTGGCCCAGGCGGCCTCGGTCTGGGTCAGCTGATCCATGAGGTCGCCGTTATTGACTGGGCTGGCGGCCGGCAGTTGGCAGGGGGTCAGCCCCTGACAGGTGAGCCTGATAATCTGCTGCGCCGGTGAGGGCGGGGCGCTGGAGCAGCCTGACAACAGGATCAGGCAGAGGGCGATCAGCCCACTCCTTGAGTTCAGCATTTTCACGTTTGAGCCTCTTGATGGTGTCGGCCCGGGTGGCGGCCGTGATGGTCAGATCGCCAAGCTGGCGTTGCAGCGTGGCGGCGGCGTTTGCCTGGGCGTCCAGCTCGCCGGTGAGGGTATCGATGACCCCGTCTTTGGTCTTCTCCCGCCGCTCGGCCTCGACGGCCTTGTCGTTGGCGGCCTTGAGGTCGCTTTGCAGGGTGGAGACTTTGCCCCTGGCGGTCGCTGCCGAGGTGGCCGACCAGCCCCAGCCAGCCAAGGCGATGGCCAGTGCCAGCAGCAACCAGGTGAGGGGGGAGCGCAGCAGGCTACGCCACATCCGCCACCTCCTTCACCGGATAGACCTTGGCAAAGTGGTCATATGTTTTGGCGAGCTTGGTGTCGTAGTCATTGTCCTTGTAGGCCGGGCCGTTGTAGCGGCGGGCAAAGTCAGCCCACTTGCGACCCTGCAGGGCCTTGTGCATGGCGGGATCTTGCTGGATGTAGCGGCACAGGGCGGTGAGGTGGTCCACTTCGCTGCGCTGCATGGCGGTCTGCCAGTCGCTGGCCGAGGCAAAGCCCAGCGCCTGCCAGTGGAAGCCCATGATCTGGAACATCCCCCAACTGGCCGACTCGATGGCGGCATCCCGGTGCAGGCTGATGGCGAGTTGCAGCCGCTCCCACTCGGCCGCCCCGCCCGCATAGCCGCCGCGCTTGGGGTTGACCAGGTTGGGGTAATGGGCGGCCATCTGGTCGGCGGCGGCCTTGCCCAGGTGCTGGGTGAGCTGCTTGTAGAACACATGCCGCTCGAACAGCACCACCGGGCGCATGTCGGTGGTGAACCCCTCGCCGATGCTCTCGACCTGGGCGACGGTGGCCATGGTGGCCAGCGGCATGCCCAGCAGGTCAGCGCCAGCCTGCATGTCGCCGATGCGCAACTGGTTGCCCCGCTCGCTGCCGAGCAGGGCGGCCAGGGTGCGGGGGCCAGCCTGGCCGATGGCGGTGATCATGTAGTCCCGCTGAAAGGCGAGCAGGGCGCGCTCTGTGGCATCGCCAAACCAGCCATCCGGCTCGAGCGGATAACCGGCTTTGGCCAGGCGACGCTGCAGATCGGCGACGGCGGCGCCGGTATCCCCTTTTTTCAGGCTCATGGTTGAAACCTCCCGTTCAGGTGGCTGGCGGTGGTCGGTTGCTGGCGGCGGCGCGGCAGCAGGCGCATAACGGATCCGCGGGAACCGATCAGGGCGGTGAGCACCATGGCGGCCAGCAACACGGCGGCGGGGTCAGGGGGAGGCAGGACACCGAGCAGGACGCGCAACGGCACGGAACCGGCGGCGACGGTGATGACCCATGCCAGCAGGGCAGGCAGGGGGCGATAGTCGCCCCCGTTGCGGTTGAAGGTGGCGATGCGCATAGCGATCGCGGTGCAGATCATGGCGTAGAGGATGGTCAGCATGTCAGCCCCCTTTGCGGAGTTTGAGCAGGTCTTCCGGCGTTTTGCGCAGGATCCACTGCAGCAGGTGGACGGCCAGCGCCGAGGCCAGCATGGCGCCGACGGCCCTGGGGACTTCGACACTGAGTGGCAGCACGCTGGCCAACATGGCGGCAACCAGCGGGGCCGCCAGCGCGCCCGCCACGAAAGCGGCAACGAACAGGCCCGCCTTGCGCAGGTTGCCGAGCTCGGCGGTGGTGGCGATGAACACCAGCGCCCCGGCGAACGCGCCGAGCAGGACGCCGGGATCGACGCCCGGGAAGAGGGACAGCAGCGTCAGGGCGCTCAGAGTGCTGGTTGCTGCACTGGATGAAATCGGTTCTGGCATCGTGCTCTCCTATCGGTTGTTGTGGTGTTCGGCCAGGGTCTGGCAGTCGGTGCAGCGCTCGCAGCCCCGGATCGCTTCGCGGCGGGCCTGAGGAATTGGCTCGTCACAGTCGATGCAGTAGTGGGGGCCGGTGCCACTGATGCGGGCGGCGTGAACGCGGGCAGCGATTTGCTGCTCGCTGATGTTGGCCAGTCGTTCGAGTTCGTCGTCGAGGCGGCTCATGGTCAGTCCCATAGCTGGATCAGCGGCTGCTCGGCCTGGGTGGGGGCCGCTGGCATTGTGATAAGGGTTCCGGTCGGGAGGATGGGGCCGAGCTCGGCCAGACCGGGGTTGAGGGCCAGCACCTGCTCTGTGATGCCGGCGGTGTAGCCGTAGTGCCGGAACAGGATGTAATCGAGGGTGTCGCCCTGCTGGCTGCGCAGCTCCATCAGATGAGCTCGACGGTGTTGTGGGTGGTGCCGAGGATGTCGCGGATGGCAAAGCGGGCATCCCGGTAGAGGTCATCCGAGCTCACGACCTTGGCATCTGCACCTTTGACGCCGTCACCGGTGGCGCTGTAGTCGGTGTAGCGTTCCAGCAGGTTGGCGCGGGTCATGGCATAGACGGCGCGCCGGTAGCTGTGCAGGTGCACCGATTCGCTGTTGATGAGCTCGCTCGGCACGGCGGCCAGGGTGGCGACCCCTTCTGCCTCACGGGCGCGGCGCCAATCAGCCAGATCCCGGTTGACGCTGGTGATGGCGTCGATCACGGCATGCTTGAGGCGGGCCGTGGTGACGGTGCCATCGATCCGGACGGTTTCGCGCAGGTCAGGCAGTGAGATCGTCGGCCAGAAGGCGCTGCTGTTGATCTCCCCTTCTTCTGGCGCGGCCGGGGCGGTGGCAATGAATCCGGTGCTCATGGTGCTCCTGTGTTGGTCTTGCCGCAGGTTGGGCGGTGGTCGGGCCGTCTGGTATGCCGCTGGCATTCGTCAGGCCCGAGCCGCCCAGGGTGCGGGGTTCGCTCGGTTAGCTGGCCTCGCCAGGGGCGGGGCCTTGCTGTTCTGGGGGGCTGCTTTCTTCCGCTGCGTTGGCTGCCTGTTCTGCGCCCTTCCGGATCTCGCGTTCGAGCACTTCGAGCTCCTTCTTGATGCCGACCTTGTCATGCAGTTCGAGGGCGCGCCGGTAGTGTTCGGCGGCCTGTTGCTTGAACCCTTCGGCCAGTGTGGCGCGGCCCACCGCCTTGTGCAGCTTGGCGCGCACCTGGTCGAAGATGTCGCAGTCGGTCAGCAGATGGAGATAAGCCATGAGCAGGCCGCAGGTCGGGCCGACGTCTATTTCTTGCAGCTTGATGGTGGTGTCGGCGACCTCTTCGGCAATCAGGGTGGCGGCGGTGCGCTCATAGCGGTCCGGGGTGGTCAGGCCATGGCGGATCACGTAGGACGCCATGGGAAGGGCCCCTTCCAGATCGCCGGTGTCGAGGGTCCAGAGCATGATGGTGACCAGGACGTCATCCTGACCGCCGCGGTCGGCAGCCAGCACGCCGTCAATCCAGGGCTTGTAGACCGGCAGCATGGTGCGCTTGACGTCGATCTTGCGCTCGATGCTCTGGATACCCTTGAGGGTGCGGCGGTGTTCGGCCAACTGCATCAGCTGGAGCTCGTAGGCGTTGGCGTGCTGCTGCTCGAATTTGGGGTTGGCCGCCCCATTCAGGGCGGCCAGTTTGCGTTCGCGGTTGCGACGGGCTGGGGTCATGCTACCCCCTTACGCGCCGGGGGCCGGGTTCGGCCCCATGACGATGTTTTCGATCAGTACGACGCAGTCGTAGTCCTCGACCACGTAGGCATCGTTGGAGCTCTCAAAATTGACGATGCGGTTGCGTTTGGGCTCTTCCTCGATATGACGGCGGCGAGCGCCGTCCTGCCAGTAGATGGAGAGGTTGCTGAGTTTGGTGATCAGCATGGCGTCTTCCGGGAAGAAGGGCACGCGCACGGCCTTGAGGCCGCCGATCTGTTTCTGGCTCACCAGCACCTGACCGGCCAGCTTGTTCTGGTTGTCGCCCGCGTCGTTGAGGATGGGGAAATACTTGTCTGAGAGCATCTTGCGGCCGCAGATGACCACCAGTTCGGTATCGTCCTGATACCAAGGCGCGACATGCTCACTGACGGCATCGAACACCAGGGCATCGAGGTTCTTGTAGTCGCCGTCAGCGGTATCCACGTAGATCTTGCCGCTGCCCACGGTACCCTCGCTCATGACCTGGGCCGGGGCATCCGTGCGGATGTGCTTCAGCCAGCCGATGTTCACATCCTGCAACAGGGGGTTGGCGGTGCGGTCGGTGTCGGCGGCAACGCTGGTGCCATGCCAGCCGATCATGATGCGATCCAGCCCCTGACGGGTGATGATGGCGTCGCGCACTCGGGTCTGGAAGTCGGGGAACTTGGCCCAGGCGTCGAGCTGGGCGTAGCCGATCATGGTGTCGTAGTTGGTCTGGGCGCATTCGTAGTTCTGGTCGTAGAGCCCTGTCGGGTTGTTGGGTTCGCGGTCTTTGTTGGCTGTGTCTGTGCGCCCGGCGATGGTACCGCTGACACCGATACTGACCTTTTGGCCTTTCATCTCATCGACCGGGATGACGTTGATCAGGCCGAGGAAGGCGACCGACTCCTGCATCTTGGTTTCCAGGGTCTGCTGAACGCTGGGCTGCACGTTGAATTGCACCATGGCGCTGGTGATGGCGTTGAGTTTGGCCACCTGGCCGGTGAACTCGTTGAACTTCTGGCGGGTTTCGTTACGCATTGGGCATGGTCCTTAGCAGTCGGTTTGAATGGTGGTGCCATCGCTACCGGTGGCGGGCTGGCGCTTGTGGCTGAGGTCTTCCTGGCCCTCCAGCTTGGCGGTGAGGTCGGCCAGCGCCTTGGCGGTGGCGTCCTGCTGGCTGGTCAGTTCGGTGATGGTCTGGGCCTGCTCGGTGAACTTCTTCTGCAGCTCGGCATCGAGGCCGGTGACCTCTTTCGCCACGGCCTCGACGGCCTGGTGCACGTCGCTGAAATCGGCGGTGGATTGCTTCTTGTGGGTGGAGAACAGGGCGGCGATGCGCTCGGCCAGGGAGGGGCCTTTATCCTGCTCGTCTTCGAATTCGATGACGGTTTCCAGCGCTTCGGTGAACAGGCACTCCTTGTACTGCTTGCGTCCTGCCAGCGGGCTGACCGATGCCTTGCTGCAGAACTGAAGCATTTCGGTGCCGAGGCTGGCCGGGCTGTCGGTGACGGCCAGCCCCATGAGGTAGGCGCCCTTCTCGTTCAGGTTCGGGTGGATTTCGACGGAGGTGTAGACCTTCTGGCGCGCCTTGTTCAGTTCGACCAGCTCGGGGGTCGGGTCGATCTGGACGAACAGGGCCAGGCGCTTTTCACCTTCCATGTCGACCTCTTCGGTCTTGGCTGCGGTGATGTCGCCGTACATCTTGAACTGACCTTTCGGGTCATAGCCCCGGATGTGTTCCATATTGACCCGCGCGCCGTAGGTGGACTGGTTGTAGCGCTGGGCCATCTGCTCAATCCACTCGCGGGTGATGGTGCGCCCGTCGGTCGTGCCCCCCTCGACGGCGACGCGGAAAAATTTGGACTTTGCCATTGGCTGGGATCCCTTTGGTGATTGGGTGGTGATGTCGCGGTTATGGTCTGGGTGAGCTGCGGGATCGTGCAATCGGCGGCCAGTGTGTGCGGCGCTGGCACATTGGCGCGGGGGCGTTTGGAGCAGTAGCGGCTGGGTAGACTGGCGCCATGACAGCACCCTTACTCTTCCCCCATATCGAACCCCGCAGGCAGGCCATGCACCTGTACTTTCAGGGGTACAAGATCCGAGCCATTGCGGAGCTGCTGGCGACCCCCGAGGGGACGGTCGGCACCTGGAAATCCCGCGACGGTTGGGATGACATCAAACCCATTGACCGGGTCGACTTCGCCATCGAGGCGCGGATGTGCCAGCTGATCGCCAAGGAGGTGAAAACCGGCGGCGATTTCAAGGAGATTGACCTGCTGGGCAGGCAGTTGGAGCGCATCGCCCGGGTCAACAAATACAGCAAGGGCGGCAACGAGGCCGACCTCAACCCCAAGGTGGCGAACCGCAACAGGGGGCCGAAGAAAGCCCCCGAGCGCAATGTGGTGGAGCCCGAACAGCAGGAGCGGCTGATCGAGCGCTTTGAGTCCACCATGTTCGATTACCAGCGGGTCTGGTATGAGGCGGGCAAGCAGCATCGGCGGCGCAACCTGCTCAAATCGCGCCAGATTGGGGCGACCTACTTCTTTGCCTTCGAGGCCTTCATCGATGCCCTGGTCACCGGGCGCAACCAGATTTTCCTGTCGGCCAGCAAATCACAGGCCCACATCTTCAAGCAGTACATCATCCAGTTTGCCAACGCAGAAGGGGTGGAGCTCAAGGGCGACCCCATGGTGCTGCCGAACGGGGCGCACCTCTACTTCCTCGGCACCAACGCCCGCACCGCGCAGGGCTACCATGGCAACATCTACATGGACGAATACTTTTGGATCCATGGCTTTGCGGATTTTCGCAACGTGGCCAGCGGGATGGCGATGCACAAGAAGTGGCGTCAGACCTACTTCTCCACCCCCTCCAGCCTCTCCCATCCGGCATACAAATTCTGGTCGGGTGAGGAGTTCAACAAGGGCAGGCCCAAGGCCGACCAAATCAAGTTTGACTTGAGCCACGCCCACCTGACCGGCGGCAAGCTCGGTGGCGATGGTCAATGGCGCCAGATCGTCACGGTGGAAGATGCAGTGCGCGGCGGCTGCGACCTGTTCGACATGGCCCAACTGCACAGTGAGTATTCCGAGGAGCGCTTCCGCAACCTGCTGATGTGCGAATTCATGGACGACACCTCGAGCGTCTTCCCGCTCGTCACCCTGCAGCGCTGCATGGTCGACAGTTGGGAGCTGTGGGACGACTACAAGCCCTTTGCCCTGCGCCCCCTGGGCAACCGTTCGGTGTGGATCGGCTATGACCCGGCCAAGGGCGGGCAGGGCGATAGCGCGGGCTGCGCCGTGCTGGCCCCGCCAGCGGTACCGGGCGGCAAGTTCCGGGTGCTGGAGCGCCACCGCTGGAGCGGGATGGATTTCGACGCCCAGGCGCGAGCCATCAAGGCCATGTGCGAGCGCTACAACGTGTGCTACATCGGCATCGACACGACCGGGATCGGGGAGGGGGTCTACCAGCTGGTGAAGCAGTTCTACCCGGCGGCGACCCCTATCCAGTACAACCCGAGCGTGAAAATCCAGATGGTGATGAAGGCCCAGGATGTGATGAACAAGGGGCGGCTGGAATTTGACAGCGGGATGACCGATCTGGCCCAGGCGTTCATGAGCATCCGCCGCGCCGTGACCGCGGGCGGCAAGCTGCCGACCTTTGAGGCGAGCCGCTCCGACGAAACCAGCCACGCCGACATTGCCTGGGCAACCATGCAAGCCCTGTTACATGAGCCGCTGGCAGGTGCCACCGGTGCCAATACCAGCATGATGGAGATTTTCTCATGAGAAAGCGCCGCCCACAGCGCCATACCCCGCCGATGACGGCGACCCAGAAACCCGGCGCGGCCATCGAGGCGTTCAGCTTTGGCGAGCCGGTGCCCGTCTTATCGCAACGGGAGGTGTTCGACTACCTGGAGGCCATGCACAACGGCCGCTGGTACGAGCCGCCCCTCTCCCTCAATGGGCTGTCCCGGGTCTATCGGGCCGGGGTGCATCACGCCTCGGCCATCCAGGTGAAGCGCAACATCCTGCGCTCCTGCTTCATCCCGCACCCGAAATTGAGCCTGGCCGCCTTCACCGGCCTGGTGCTGGACTACCTCATCTTCGGCAACGGCTACCTGCAGGCGGTGCAGAACCGGCTCGGCGGGGTGCTGCGCTATGACCACCTGCGCGCCAAGTACACCCGGCGCGCGCTGGATCTCAACCAGTATTGGTGGATTGCCCAACCCGGCCAGGAGCAGGCGTTGCCCGCAGGCCGGGTGGGCCATGTGATGGAGGCGGACATCAACCAGGAGATCTACGGCATCCCCGACTATGTTGGCGGGCTCAACTCCACCCTGCTCAACGAGTCGGCCACCCTGTTCCGCCGCCGCTACTACGAGAACGGCAGCCACGCGGGCTTCATCATGCACATCACAGACCCAACGCAGAATGAGCAGGACATCAAGGACCTTAAAGAAGCCCTGCGCCAGAGCAAGGGCCCCGGCAACTTCCGCAACCTCTTGCTCTACACCCCGGGCGGTAGCAAGGACGGGGTCAAGCTGATCCCGGTGGCCGAGGTGGCCGCCAAGGATGACTTCCTCAGCATCAAGAACGTGAGCCGGGATGACCAGCTCGCCAGCCACCGGGTACCGCCCCAGTTGATGGGAGTCATGCCCAACAGCACCGGCGGCTTTGGCGATGTGACCAAGGCCGCCCAGGTGTTCGACATCAACGAGATAGACAGCATCAAGGCCAGCCTGCTGGCGCTCAATGACTGGGCGGGGGAGGAGGTGATCCGGTTCAATCCCTACCGACTGTCAGATCTGACAGGGCAGGCGGCATAGGCGAGGCTACAGTTACAAGGACCTTATGAGTCGCTAAAACGGCGTAAGAGAGGCCCCCTCACCGAGGGGGCTTTGTTTTGCCTGGCGTTCAGCGCCCTGACGCCCCGGGGCGGCGGCCCCTCAGCACCCAGCGCGCGCAGTCAAGACCCCGCCTCGCCTGCCCGCTTTATGTGTGGAAAATCATGCAGGTGAACGACCAGGTGCAGGGAGCGACTCCCCGCGCCAGCACTGGCCGCGCGGGGGATAAGGGATCCTTTTTGCGATCCTTCACCGCGAATTCAACTTCGAAGTGCGACACTCGCCTATGCCGCCTGACAGTACTCTTCGAATACCTTGACAGGCTGCCTGAATCCGAGACATTTCCGAGGTCGTAGGTTGAGCCACTGCTCCGCTCTCCTGACATCCTCGTCCGTGACCTCTCTCAGGTCTGTTCCCTTTGGGATAAACTGCCTCAACAGCCCATTGCTGTTCTCGTTCAGACCGCGCTCCCACGAAGAGTAAGGGTGCGCAAAGTAAGTCTCGGCACCCAGCGCTTCCTCTATCGCCTTGTGTTCGGCAAACTCGCCGCCGTTGTCAAAGGTGATGGTATGCACCTGCTCGATGTAGGGCGTTAACATCTCGATTATCGCATCCCGCACCACCCCAGCCTGTTTGCTCGCGACCCGCTTGACCAGATAGAGCCGGCTCTTGCGCTCCACCAGGGTGACCAGTGCACCTGTGCCTTGCTTGCCCAGCACCGTGTCCGCCTCCCAATCACCGAGCCGCTCCCGGCTATCGACGATAGCCGGCCGTTCATCAATAGAGCGGGCTTCCTTGATGGGAGAACGCAGGCTGCTCGCCCCCTTGCGGTAGCGCTTGTGGCCCTGGCGCAGATGGCGGTACAACTGGCCACCCCGGGCTTTGTCGGCGGCCACATGGCGGTATATCCACTCGTGACTCACCATGAGGCCTATCTGCTTGCCCACCGCGCTTATCTGCTCCGGGCTCCACCACCAGGCGAGTGTCAGCTCGACAAACTGGATGACATCGGCAGATAGCCGAGATTTGGCCGCACTGGCCCGTCGGTGGGTGGCGTGCTGATGCGCATTGTCTGGCTGGTAGCCCTGCGGCCCGGCGTTACGACGCAGCTCCCGGTAGAGGGTGGAGCGATGAACGCCAATGGCGCGTGCGGTGGCAAGGATGGACATCCCCTGTGCGCGAAGCACCGATAACTGGTATCGTTGCCCCTCGGTCAACTGCTGATAGCTCATGGTGATACTGCTTTTACTTTGGCGAGCATAAGGGTACCACCAATCAGCAGTTGGCCACCTCTCGCCATTCATCCATGAGTGTCGCACTTATTATCTGAATTCCCGCACTTTCCGTCAGATCCTTTCATTTACAGGCTTATTTCCAAACCAACAATTTTAATTGGCTTTAATTTAAGTGCGATTAATATTTGAATGGTAATAAAGGTATTTTAATAGAGTCTATAAGTTCTTTGATTGCTGTTGCTTTCCAAACCATCCCTAGGTCTGACTCACCATTTATTCTTCCACTGTATATTCCTAGAAGAATTGTGAACGTTTTTCCGATATTGACTCTTCCACCGCCTACAGGGATTCCATTGTCGTCATTAAATATGACAGCTGAACCACTTTGACCTTGTCTAGTTCTGCAATCGACTAAAAACATTGGAAGTTCATTATAATCAATGCCCATTTCAGAGGCGATAAACCCGGTAGCCCATACAGCTAAGGAACCGCCGGCCTGAACACCAAAAGGAAATCCAACAACACTAACTTGATGCCCAGGACGCAAGCTGATGTTTGCTTTAATGCCTGTGGCATTCCCCATGCCGTTCAAGCTATATGGATTTATAATTACATTGTCGAGGTTTTTTAGTTTCAAAGCGATGAAGTCTGCTTTTGAGCCTAAAACCGGGTGCTCGTACCACAAAGAGTTTCCATCATGATCAAGAATAGGTTCTTCTCTCGCTTCCCAACGAAGGAGGTCATTTTTACCAGCCTTGACGTTATGCCATATTTCAATTTTGTTTGGTATCCCACCTGTCTTTGATAGAAGCGCCCCTGTATCTTGGTTTCTCCCCGTGACATTGTGCCTGTTTGTGATTAGATACCTATTCCCCTCATTTTCAACAACAAAAGCAGTTCCAGTCGACAGCTCTTGATCGTTAAAGAACATTCGTATCAATAGTGATTGGTATGATGGTGGTTGTATTTCGCTCATTTCATTCACTCCAATGTTCTTCAACCACTACGTTTCCAGCGAGATCAGTTTGGCGAATGCTCTGTCTGTTGTTGAGGCCGTTCAGAGTGATTTCGTCAGTGTGAACAACCTTGCCGACAACCTGACCATCAGCACTGACAACCGAGTATGTGTAGACATCGGTTTGGCCCATTGAACCTCTTGTACGAGAACTTTCGTGTTTCAGTGTTTCACCTGGCTGCAGTTTTACTCGATTTTCCATACATCCTTCTGTTTATTGCGTGTGACAAATAAGCTATGAATCATAGCGTTTGAACTTGGCCTACAGATTGATCCCTTTCACAATGATGGAGGATGAGGTGAAGCCGGAGCCAAACGCCGAACGGTGATCCTCTCTGGGCTGCTTGCTATACTGTGTTTTTATACAGTCAGTCGAGATTGCCAGCATGTTTGCTCAACCCACTCCCGATGCTCCCTTGTTGGAGCTGCCCCTGTTCCTCTCCCCGGTGGCCTGCGGCTTTCCGTCGCCGGCGCAGGACTACACCGAGCAGACCATCGACCTCAATCAGCTGTGCGTGGCGCACCCGGCGGCCACCTACTTTGTGCGGGCAGCCGGTGACAGCATGGTCGACCACGGGATCCGCGATGGCGACCTGTTGGTCGTCGATCGCAGCCGCAAGGCGCGCCACGGTAGCGTGGTGGTCGCCGCGGTGGATGGCGAGTTCACGGTGAAGAAACTGCAGCTTGAGCCCACCGTCGCCTTGCTCCCTGGCAACCGGGCCTATCGCCCCATCCATTTCAACGATGGGCAGGAGCTGGAAATCTTCGGGGTAGTGGCCTTTGTCGTGCACCAGGTGGATAACCCATGAACAAGCGCTGCGCCGTTGCCCTGGTCGACGTAAACAACTTCTACGCCAGTTGCGAGCGGCTGTTTCGCCCCGACTTGAAGGGGCGGCCCATCGTGGTGCTCTCCAACAACGATGGCTGTGTGGTGGCCCGCTCGGCAGAGGCCAAGGCGCTCGGCGTCAAGATGGGGGTGCCTTACTTCCAGATCCGTCAATTTTTCGAGGCCATGGGCGGGGTCTGGTTCTCCAGCAACTACGCCCTCTATGGTGATATGTCGAACCGGGTGATGACCATTCTGGAGGGGATGGCCCCGGCGGTGGAGGTCTACAGCATCGACGAGGCCTTTATCGAACTGAGCGAGTCCTGGGCGGGCGACCTGGTGGCCTATGGCCGCCACGTTCGTGAGCGGGTGCAGCAGTGGACCGGGCTGGTCGTAGGGGTAGGCATCGGCCCCACCAAGACCCTCGCCAAGCTCGCCAACTACGCCGCCAAGAAGTGGCCCGCCACGGGCGGTGTAGTGGATCTGCGGGATGAAGCGCGGCGCGCCCGGCTCATGGCGATCACTCCGGTGGACGAGATATGGGGCATTGGCAGGCGGCTCACCGCCAAGCTGGAGGCCCAGGGCATCAAGACCGTGGCCGACCTGGTCGCTGCCGACCCCAAGGCGCTGCGGCGCCGCTATGGCGTGGTGGTCGAGCGCACGGTGCAGGAGCTGCGGGGGATCCCATGCGCCGAGCTGGAGCAAGAGGCCCAGGCCAAGCAGCAGATCATCTGCTCGCGCTCTTTCGGCGAGCGCATCACTCAGATAGGCCCCATGCACCAGGCGCTGGCCGGTTACATGGAGCGGGCCGCCGAGAAGCTGCGGGGGGAGGGGATGTGCTGCCGGCATGTGACCCTGTTCATTCGCACCAGCCCGTTCAGCGACCGGGAGCCCTATTACGGCAACCAGGTGAGCACCAAGCTGGCGATGCCCACCCATGACACCCGGGCGCTGCTGGCTCTGATCCCGGAGCTGCTACCCCGCATCTGGCGCGACGAGCAGCGATACCAGAAAGGGGGCGTCATGCTGGCCGACTTCACCCCCGCCAGCATGCAGCAGGGCGACCTGTTCGCCGCACAGCAACAATCCCCGCGCAGCGAGGCGCTGATGCAGGTCATCGACAAGATCAACCAGGGGCGGCTGGGGAAGGTCTACTTCGCGGCTCGCGGTCGGGACACCCGGGAGTGGATGATGAAGCGAGAGCAGTTAAGCCCCCGCTATACCACCGCGCTCGGCGAGCTGCCGGTGGTGAAGGCATAGCTCGGCTTAGGGTCTGGCGCGATACTTGGCCAGCGCTTTGGTGAAGGCATCCAGCTCATGATCCTTGAAGGCACTGCTATCCAGCTCGGCGGTGGCCAGCTTGCCATTGCGTTCCTTCCACACCGCATAGGCTGCGGCCTTGTCTACCTCTATCAGCGCCTTCTCTGCTGGAGGCAGGTTGCACAGGTTAAAGCTCATCATGTTCCCCTCTTGTTGTGCCGCGATGGTAATTGATGAAACGTGTCCGGTCACGCCTTCGTGACCGGACACGTTTTGAGATTTCACATCAGTTTACAGCGCCAAGGTTTTATCGCCTTGGGTTTGCCATCAGGCCGCCTCGCCCTTGAAGGCGCCAACGCAGCCGCCCGGGAGCTTTTGGCCGCAGTGCAGGCAGGTCTGCTTGGCAAGCTCCACCTGTTGCTGCTGCCACCGTTCCCAGTCACGGCGCAGCAGGGTGCTGATGTACTCGTCGGCGCTGTAGGGTTCACCGGATCCGGCTCTGGCACGGCGCAGGGTTTCCAGCTGATCGCGCTCGCGGGTAGAGAGCGCCACCTCCACCCGCTTGATGCCCATGGCTGCCTGGCGCATGCGCTGGGCCTGTTTGCGCTCTTTCGCCTCCTTCATACAGCTCCCCTTCTGGCAAACGCCCCCTGTCGCGCCCGGGTGGCCTTCCATACCTGCTTGGGGGCTGGGCCGACAGGCAGCACCCGCTTTGCCTTCTTGGGTAGGGTGATAGTGTCCAGCTCGCCCTGGTAGAAGGGGAACCAAGCATCCCTAAACCGGATGACCCGCTCTATGCGGTCGAGCAGCAGATCGCAGAGATGGCGGTCGGCTGCCGGCAGGCTGTCGAGTTCGTGGGTAATGGCGGCACGACCCGCCGATCCCGGCGGGTGTTGCTGGAGGATGGGCCAGAGCCGCTGACAGAGCGGCAGCAGGCGCTCGACGTCGGCGCGTTTGATGGTGTCAATCATGAGCTTGGCCCCTCGTACTTGTTCCGTATCCGCTTGGCTATCTGCTCCAGCTTTTCGGCCATGTACCACATGTCGTTGTTGTCCTTGCGAGACACGACCTTGCAGCGATGAACGTTCCGGCCGATCAGGATATTGGCGGCCAGCAGTACCAGCCATGCTTCGAAATGGCGGCGAATCAAGTCTTTCATGCCTGGCCCCCAATCACTTCTTGCAACCCTGGTTTCATGAACACCAGCCAATGGGTCATGCCGGAGCGCCCAGATACCTGACCGAATAGTGGCTTGTGCGGAGTCAAAGCCAGCACCTCGCTGACTTTTACTTGTGTTTCGTTCCACTTGAACACCAGGACGCCCTCTGGCTCCAGAACCCGGAAGCACTCGGCAAAGCCAGCGCACAGGTCTGAGCGCCAATCGTCTGACAGCTTGCCGTACTTGGCAGCCAGCCAGCTTTTGGGGCCAGCACGTTCAAGGTGCGGCGGGTCGAAGGCAACCAGCTTGAATACACCATCAGCAAACGGCATGTTGCGAAAATCCATCAGGCAATCCGGTTCGATGCGCAAGGTGCGGGTGCCGTCCTCCCGGTGCGTTCTGTCCGTGACAGTCAAAGTCTCGCGCCGCTTGTCGGCAAAGATGGCGAGCGGATTCTGTTTGTCGAACCACATCATCCGACTGCCACAGCAGGCATCCAGCACCGGCTTACCTACCGTCTCCACTGCGGTGGCCACCGCCTGTTCTTGCAACTTCAAAGTTCCATTCATCGCAATTTCCTCATTCCACGCCCAGGCGCGCCCGCGCCTTGGCAATCTCCGCCTGATGGCGCTTGTTGTCTGCTTTCAGCCAGTCGACGCGGGCCTGCTCCTGTTCGGTGGGCTGGTAACTGGCCCGGTCCTCTTCGTCATCCAGCAGGCGGGTGAAGATGGCGATCGCCTCTTCGGCCTGCGCCAGCGGCAGGGCGGCCAGCCATTCGGTGATGTTGCCGCCGGAGTGCATCAGCTCGCGGGCCTGCTGTTTCAGCGTGTCGCTGCGGGCGGCCCGGTTGCTGGCCTGCTCTGCCTCGACCTCGGCGGTCAGCTGGTCGGCCACGGCATCGCCAGCACCCGGCCAGTGGCGGGTCACAATCAGCCGATCGCCGACCAGTCGCACATATTGGCCGTCGGCGTGGATGATGCTGCCGTGCAGCAGCAGGGCGGCGTTGCTTTCATCAAGACCCATTCGGCCCAGCTCTTTAGCCAGAGCGGATCCTTTCACCCCCGATTTGGATCCTTGCGTACAGTTATTGACAGAACTCCGAGGGGGGCGGCTGCCGCCGCCTGAGGGCAACTCGCTGCGCTCGCCCACTGCATGCTCGCGCTGCTCGCCCACTGCATGCTCGCGCTGCTCGCCCACTGCATGCTCGCGCTGCTCGCCCAAACCCGACCCGTTGACCCCCTTGCGCACTATCTGCCAGCCCTCGGTGCGGGTGACGGCGGTGGTCATGCCGATGTCGGTGATCACCCCCATCAGGCGCAGCACATCCTCGCCATACTTGTTGGCGGCTTCATCGAGGCGCTTGGAGAGGCGGATCAGGTGTTCTTTGCGGGGAAGGTCAATGCCGCCCATGGCGTCGATAAAGTCGCCCCAGCGGTTGTTGTCGGCGGCGGTGCGGGCGGCTTCCAGAATGCAATCCCACTCGATCACCTCGTCACCCAGTCGGCGCAGCTCGCGCCACACGCTCACAGCAGGGCCGCCTATCTGCTGAAACTGGCGGATACGCCAGCAGCTCGCCCAGGCCGCGACCGCGATGGTGGTGTGGTCGACCGGGGCCTCTGCCTCGTAGTCCATCCCGACCTTGTGGCCGTCGATGTTCTTGGCGATGTACTTGGCGATGTAGCCGGTGGCGCTGCCCTTGGTTGGGTCGATCTCCTTCCAATTCACCCGTGGGTTGATGGCCTTGACCACCGCCGGGCTGCTCACATCGAGCAGCCACTTGATGCGCGGCATCTTGTTGCGGATTTTCATCTCGGCCAGCGCATCGAGCTGGTCGCCGTTGGGCATCTTGAGCTCGGCCCGTTCGGTGGCGGTGAAGTGGTAGGCAAGCAGGGTCAGAAAGTCGCGTTGATGCTCGGGGTTGATAAACAGCAGGCAATGCCAGTGCGGGGTGCCATCGTGGTGCGGTTCCACAACCCGAAAACCGAAGGCCATGATCCCCTCGCGGGCCAGTGCCGCCCGAAAGCGCGCCCACTGCTTGCACAGCAAGCGGTTAGTCTCGGTCGGGCAGGCGCCGTTGAACTTCTCGTTCTGGTAGGTCTTCGCCTTGTCTTTGTTGCCCTGGCGCCAGGCGTGATAGCTGGAGGGGGCGGTCAGTGTGAGGAACAGGCCCAGTTTGCCCTGCTCCTGTGCCATGTCTTCAAAGCCCCGCATGCGCACCATCAGCTCATGACGGCGGATCTCGGGGTTGGCGACCGAGCCCATCACCGCATCGACCAGGTCAATCTCTTGCCCCAGCTCTTCGTTGACGGCGCTCATGCCAGCCATCCAGGCTTGCTGGGCTGCTTTACGCTGGGTGAACTCACGCACGGCGTGCGCACTGGCGTAGGGGCTGACCCCCTTGCGCACCTGGCCGGTGAGGATGGCAATCAGCTCGCAGTAGATAGCCCAGGCGCGGTTGATCTTGCGCAGCCACCACGACTCGTCGAGCAGGCGCACCAGCAAGCTGGCGGCGGCCCCTTCGAACTTGTCCACCTCGTCGGCCAGATCGTCCCGCTCGGCCTGGCTCAGAGGGCGACCCAGCAGGCGCTCCACCTTGGTGCGCGGGTGAATGGGGAGGGGCGGGCAGAAGTGCCACGCCTTGGCCTGGGCCCCGATATCGGCCAGCAGCTCCGTGGCGGTGCGCTCATGGCCCGCCGCCGCCAGCAGTTGCTGGCAGCGACGGGCCCACTCGGCGGCAACCAACTCGCGGCGCACATCGTTGCGAAGATCAATCACCGGTACCGGAAACCGGCTCTGTGCGGCGGCGCAGGCGTCGACCATGCGGCGCAGCCAGATGTTGGCGGTCTTGGGGTTGGCCGGGTAGCGGCGCAGGAAGGTCGCGGCCAGCGGCTTGGCAACGTGCCACTCAATGCGGGCGAGTTGTTCGGCCGCCCCGGCCATGTTGATGGCATGGTGCCCGACCAGGTAGTGCTGGGGCAACTGTATCCCGTGTAGGTTGGTGATGGCGTCGTTCATGCCGCCACCTCCTGCGCATCGGCACACATCTCTGGCAGGTTGGCGCGAACCAGAGCGGCAGCCAGTGGTGGGCACACGGCATTGCCGCAGCGAGCCACCTGCGCAGTTTTGGTGAACTTCTTGCCGGTGGCGTCGTGGTCGATCACGTAGTCGCCCGGGAACCCCTGCGCTGCGAACAGCTCATGGGGCTCCAGCATGCGCATCCCGATATCGACGATCTGGTAATCCTCACCACGCACAGTGACCAGACCGAACCGGTGCTTAGTGGTGACAGTCTGGAGCGGCTCGTCAGCAGCATGGCCGATGTTGGTGCCGTAATACTTGAGCAGGAAAGCCCGAACCTCGCCGATATGCAGTCCGCCAGCGGTGACAGTGGGCATGGGCTCAGTGACCGGCTGACCGTGCTGGCAGGTGCCGCGCAGTTTCACCAGGTGGCTGGTTACCAGCGAATTGTGGTCAACCGTGGTCACGGTCGGCAGCGGCTGGGTCAGCTCCGCACCCACGACGCCGGTGTAATGCTTCGCAAGGAAAGCGGACACCAGAGCGAAGTGACCACCTTTCACCTGAGCGCAGATGGTACGCAGGGGCTCATCAGCCGGCATGTTGCGCTGATGGCTGGCGTTGGCGTGCTCGGTTATGAAAGGGGCAAGTTTCGGGATGCAAATAGCCCCTTGTGATCCCTGAGCTGTAACAGTCCAAAGTGGCTGGTCTATCCCACGGACGCGGGGTTGCTGCCCCTCACGTTCGCCATTCCGAGTGTTCACGATGAACGGCTCGGCCGCATTGATGACGAACCGCTCCAACCCCTTAGCAATCCGGCGCAGGGTATTTTCAGCCAGTGGCCGCTTGCGTTCGAATATGGAGGGGCACGGGATCGACCAGTCGATGATGTCCGCAGCAGTAGGCCACGGCAGCAACTTCCCGGCTTTCACCTCAGCACTGGCGGGATCGCCATGGGTCGGTTTGGGCCACACGATGGGGGCGCCATCCCGGCGAGCGATCAGGAACAGGCGCTTGCGGATGGTGGGGGTGCCGTAGTCGCAGGCACGCAGCTCCCGCCACTCCACCTTGTAGCCCTGGCGGCGCAGAGCGTTGATGAAGCTGTTGAAGGTGCGGCCCTTTTTTGCAGGGTCAGGGCGAGCGTTGCCCTCCGAGTCGATCAGCAGCGGGCCCCAGGTTTGAAACTCCTCGACGTTCTCAAGCATGATCACCCGGGGGCGTACCGTGGCGGCCCAGCGCAGAGTGACCCACGCCAAGCCCCGGATCTTCTTGCTGACCGGGGTCGAGCCCTTGGCCTTGGAGAAATGCTTGCAATCAGGTGACAGCCAGACGAGCCCGACTGGGCGGCCAGCCACGACGTCTCGCGGCACGATATCCCACACCGATTCGCAATAGTGCTCGGTGTCAGGGTGGTTGACGGTGTGCATGGAGATCGCATCGGGGTCGTGGTTGATGGCGATCTCCGGGCTGCGACCCAGCGCCATCTCGATCCCGGTAGACGCCCCACCGCCACCGGCGAAGTTGTCCACGACGATTTCATTGAAGAGGCTGAAATTCTGTTCTCTCATTTGCACACCCCGCACTTTTCGTTCACATACTCGTTGGGTTGCAGGTACCGGCCGCAGTCGCTGCAGGTCGGTACCATGTCCAGGGTGGCGAGCCGATCAGACCAGCAGGTGGACTCGCAGAAAAACAGGCTGGTGAGCCGGTTGCCGCCCAGGATGACCGGGCGCACATGGCCGAACTCGCCGCAGCAACTGCAGCGCATCGAGGGGCGGGCGTTGGCCGGGACGGTCTTCACCACGGTTTCACTGGCGGCGCGGGCCAGCGGCCAGCAGGTATCGACGCAGTAGGGGTAAGAGCGGCGACCGTGTCGGCCAGCTACCGGCAGACAAACAGCCATCTGGCGGCACTTGGTGCAGGGCTCAAGCGTCACGATATGGCTGTTTACAGGGCGCACGACGCCCAAAGCCGGGGCAAGCCCGGCTGGTTTTTGGTGAGTCATTAGATGGCGCCTCCGTTGTATGACTGGCGCAGACGGGCGGCAGATTGGTGCTCGCAGCGGCGGGCCGCGCGCACCATGCCCAGCAGGGTTTTGATATAACGGTGGGGGCGGCAGGGACGGCGACGGGCATCCAGTAACTCGAGTTGGTATTCCCGGCGGCGCGCGGCGTCGCTCAACATGGCATCGAGCCAGAAGTCGTGGATCATCTGATGGTCTCCCCCAATCCGTGGAGTGGCTCGCACTCGGCCCACCACTCGGCGATCTCTGTGGCCAGCGCGACTTCACCGCCACCCAACGCCAGCCAATACACGGCGCGGATGGCGCCCAGGGCCAGCAGCTCCCGGGCGATGTTGCGGTTTCGGCGGGCATCACTGCCCGAGGTGTTGAACTCCTCCTGCGCTGCTTCCCAGTGCTTGGTCAGTGGGCTGACGGGTGCCGGCGGCTGCATATGGGCGGGGCCAGATTCGGCGCCACCCAGCTCGTCGACCGGCTGCTCCAGTTCAAACAGGTCATCACGCATGTCGGCCCCCTTTGGTGTTCAGATTCAGCCAGAGCGAGCGCCAGGCATGTGCATTGGCGGCGTGGTGCTGTGCCGCGATGTCGTCGGAGCGAGTCATATTGCGGCGCCGTGCCAGTCTGGTCAGATGCCAATGGCACTCCTTCACATTGCGTAGTGCGCTCGAAATCGCTACATTGCGCATATCAGTTACCTCAGTTGCTGATGGAAACCCCGCTGGTGCGTCAACACCGATAGCGGGGTTTTTTATTGGCCTTTTCCGGCCACCTTCTGCAAAACCGCTCTGCGGTTTTCCAATACGCTGGCCTGCTCGTTGAGCTCGGCCCGGCGCTTGTTCTCAAGCTCTGCCTGTTCCCGCTCGCTGCCGGTCGGCACCTCACGGCCAGTGGGGCGGTGCCATTCACGGCGGTCCAGCACGCCGCCATCAAACTCGTGCAGGGTCGCCAGCAATTCCCCCAGGGCGAGTCGGATCGCCTCTTGCTGCTCAAAATCGAAGTGGTCCAGCTCACGGGTGCCATAGGTGGTCGATAACCCGGCGGCGTAGCAGATGACGGCACGGGTCCGGGTCGGCAGGCGTGACCAGCGGCTGGCCGCCCCATTGCGGCCGAACTGGGCGCGCATCTCGGCCAGCGCCACTTCTGCGGCGCTGGGTGGTTGAACGAGATCGAAAACCTGAGCGGTGTTCATGGGGTGGCCCTCCGGTTATGCCTGCAGCAGCCTGACCAGCCAGTGGCGGTGTGGCTGGCAAGCGGGCTGGAAGCGCAGTGCGCCGCGGCGGCCCTGGCTGTCTTCCAGATAACTGCCGTCGAAACGGGTGGTGTTGCGCATCACCGGCTCGTCGCCGTTGGTGACGACAGTGGCGCGGGTGAACAGCAAAAATGGCAGCGGGATCAGGCCCGTCTGCTCGGCGCGAAGTTTGCTCATGGGGCCACCGCCTTCGCCCTGCGCGGGACCATGGGCAGCACAATGGCCGGGTTAGGCATGGCGCTGGGGCTGATGGTTGCGATGATTTCGAACCCCGCCTTGAAGGTGTGGCCGCACTCCACATTGCTGCACTGGTAAGTGGCAATGCCGCACAGCGGGCTCATCCGGGTGGAGGTGCGGGTGCTGGCGCGGGCTCCGCAGTGGGGGCAAATCAGTCTCATGAAATCTCCTAAGCCCCGGCCGCCATGCGCGCGATATCCAGCGCACAAGACAGAGAGGGGATGGCTTGGTATTTGTGCTCGATCTCGGTGATCAGAATGGCGAGGTTGCCCATGGCTGCCGTCGCCGCACCGACCAGTGCATTGCGTTGCCCCTTGGTCACGCGGCCGCTCTCCACCACCTTCAGTGCCTGTGCGCCGAGTCCGGCCACCCTGGCCGTGGTATCGATCACCTGATGGGCCAGGCTGGGGGCTTTCTCCCGCTCGGGGATGGCAACAGCCGTCAAGCCACAGCCAAACAGGGCGCCATCGAACAGGGTTTCATCGCCCTCACTCGCCTGGGTGATGGCAATCAGCTCGGCCACCGTCAGTTCGTGGGGCTGATCGGGGTTTAGCTTGTTGCGCAGGAGCTGCGGATTCATGCCTGCCCGCTGGGCGATCTCGGCCATGTTGTGACTGGCGGCAAAGCGTTGGCAGGCACTGATCCAGTGCGGATGTTTGCTGGCGTATTCGGTAAACATGCGAGCGTCTCCTTGACCCGATATGGTGTTGGCAGGTTCACGCGAGCGTCATGGTGACGTAGCGCTCGGCCTGATAACGGGCCTGCAGGAACAGGGCGTAAAGGTTGACCTCGCGAGGAGCGCCCGGGCCGTCTTGCAAGATGGGCAACTGGCCGCGGTCGGCGCGTTTTTTAACGGCCCCAATCGTCAAGCCCTGGCGCTTGGCGTACTCCTCCAGGCTTTCACTGACGCGATTGCCAAAGGGGTAATCGAACGGCAACTGGCTCACATCGCTGGGGATGCGGATGGGTTTGATTCGAGTAACCATGGTGAATCCTTCTCAGGAGGTTCAAACACAAGGGGTTGGTTGTTGCGGAGTACTGCGCGCGCTGGCCTTCAATTTGCCGCCGGTCAGCACCTCGATCTGGTAGGCGCGGCCTTGGGTGATCCAGGCATCCCATAACTTCTGAACAGCGACCTTGGTTTGCAGATGACTCAGCCAGAGTGCTTCTAACTCATCAAGGGTGAATGTCTGGATATAGACCCCACTGGCTACCTGTTTGCAAAATAGGAACTGCTCAAAGAAATCAATCTTGGTTTTGCGATGGTTAATGAGAAAGCTCCAAAGATAGGTGCCTCGAAGTGGCAACCCACTCCCACCAATCAAGAGTTGCTTATTGGCAAGATCGCGAAACTCGGGCAGTAGGAGATCGAAGGTGAACGCTGTGGTCATGGTCATGCTCCCGATTCCGTTGGGTTCGGTTTGGACTGCTCGGCCTTCAATTTGCCGTCAGTTAGCACCTCGATTTGGTAGGCACGGCCTTGTGGGATGGTTTCGCTCCACTTGCTGACAGCAACATGGGAAATACCGAGAGCTTTGGCAGTCGCTGTAACGGTGCCGAAGTGTTCAAGAACAGCACTTTTTTGCATTTTCAAATCCTCCGCAATGTCACCTAAGTGTCGGTGATGGCTAAAGGTAACTTATGGGTCGAGAAGGGGTCAAGTGGTTTCGTTGCTTTAGTTACCTTGCTGGGTGGTAACTTAGGTTTATGGAAACTATCAATGACCGCATATCAGCGCGCAGACGTGCGCAGAAAATGAGCCAAGACGAACTGGCTAAGCGAATCGGGATAACCCGGGTGTCGATTAGCAAGTGGGAGTCGGGACTTAACCAGCCAAAAGGCCGCTATCTCAATGATCTAGCGGCAGCGCTGGGGGTCACTGTTGACTGGCTTTTGACTGGAGACGGGGAGGCGAGGGCACAGCCTGCACCAGAAGTGATGCCTGGATATCACAACGTCGAACCGGCCGTGATCCCGCAAGGTACGCGCGTGCCTGTGCTGAGCTATGTTCAGGCCGGCCACTGGCACGAGATGTGTGAGCAGGCCACGGCCTTCGATGGCAATGTCGAGTATGTGACGGCGGGGGTTGATGTTGGCCCTTGTGGTTTCGGCCTCTGGTTGCGTGGCCAGTCGATGGAACCCTTCTTTAAGGAAGGCGACCTCATCATCGTTGACCCCGACGAAGCGCCCCAACCAGGGGATTTCGTCGTGGCCAAGAACGGCAGCGAAGAGGCCACCTTCAAGAAGTACCGGCCCCGCGGCATCGACGAGAGCGGACAAGAGGTGTTTGAACTGGTCCCCCTCAATGACGATTTCCCCACCATGCACTCCGACCGGCAGCACATCCAGATCATCGGCGTGATGGTAGAACACAGATCTTATAGAAAAAGACAAACAGGGCGCTAATGCGCCCTTTTTAATTTGGAGAGAGCATGAGCAGTAGTGATATTACATTAATAATAATATTGGCAGTTATTTTGCTTCCATCTGTTGGGTTAATTCTTTCATCAAGAAGCAAAAAGAAAATTATCCTTGAGCGTGATCTTGCTAGAAAGGAAGCTGAAACAGCAAAGGCTGATGTGGCCAGGCATAGAAATTTAATCTCCTCATTAGAAGAACGGTTGCAACCAATAGTCGACATGGAGGTTCAAGTTCAGAAACTTCATGATGATGCACGAAAACAGGTTAAGCAGATGACAGCTGAGGCTGATACTCTGCGGGCTAAAGCTCATGAGATATTAGAGTCAGCGCAAGAGAATGCAAGGGCTCAAGCTCAGCCTTATATAGATGAAGCGAAAGCATTACGTATTAAGGCAAGAGAAGCTGTTGATGCTGCTAATGCAAAAGCTCAATTAATAGAACAGCAATGCAGATTGGAAGCTGAGAAAATGATCTCGTTTGCAAACAAACGAGCTGAAGAAATTGCAGGGAATGCAATAGAAGCAAGAGACAAAGCGGAACAGTATGAATCAGCAATTCGAGCAATGCGAAACACGATTGAAGGATATAAGGACGAATATATTATCCCAAATCATTCCGTGCTTGATGATCTCGCGGAGGAATTCAGCCATAAAGAAGCCGGTGAGAATCTGAAAGCAGCTCGAAAGCGAGTTGGCAATTTGATAAAAAATGGTTTGGCTGGCGAATGTGATTATGCAGAACCACATCGCCGAATAAATGCCATTCATTTCGCTGTAGATGCTTTCAATGGAAAAGTTGATACTGCACTATCCAAGGTTAAGTTTGATAACTTTGGTAAAATAAAACAGGAAATAATAGATGCTTTCGCTTTGGTTAACCATAATGGGTCGCCCTTCAGAAATGCCCGTATAACCCATGAGTACCTTGATGCACGCCTGGATGAGCTGAAGTGGGCTGTTGCAGCTTATGAGCTACAACGCCAAGAACGCGAAGAGCAAAAGGCTATTCGTGATCAAATGCGTGAGGAGGAACGGGCACAGCGAGAAATAGAAAAGGCTATTCAAGAAGCAGAGAAAGAAGAACGGATGCTACAGAAAGCTTTAGAAAAAGCGCGTAAAGAATTGGCCTCGGCTAATGATGAGCAGCGACAGCAATTTGAGGCTCAATTGGCTGAGTTAGAAGAGAAATTAAAAGAAGCAGAATCTCGTGGTGAAAGGGCTCTATCTATGGCACAGCAGACGCGAAGGGGCCATGTTTATGTGATCAGCAATATAGGCAGTTTTGGGGAGCAGGTATTTAAGGTTGGTATGACTCGTCGTTTGGACCCATTGGACCGAGTCAAGGAGTTAGGCGATGCTTCTGTACCATTTGAGTTTGATGTCCATGCTATAATTTATAGTGAAGATGCGCCCACATTGGAAAGAGAGCTTCATAGGGAATTTGAGCGAAAAGCTGTAAACCGAGTAAATTCTCGCAAAGAATTTTTCCGCTTACCACTGATGGAAATCCGTCAAGCAGTTGAGTCACGTGGCCTGTCGGAGGTCCATTGGACAATGAAAGCGGAAGCTGCAGAATATCACGAGTCGCTTAGTATATATAATAAAGAGCGCTCAGCCGAAATTATAGAACCAACTAATAGTAATAAGGAAGTGGCCTTTGCGATGTAAAGCTATTCCTTTGGTTGGTCAAGGTTAAATGTTTTTGAGCGCAGATTATATATCTTCGCTCATTTTTCATTTATTTTCCCGACATCAAATATGGGCAAATGAGAAAATAAGGCTTTAACATACAACAGACCAGTAAATAGTTTCTCTGTCAATAGAGCGACAAGGGCTGATGCTTAAATGGGTAAGGGAAGGTGACTGATAGCTGGTTTCCCTTCCATTGCATTTAACCAGGTTATAAGTAGCTGTTGCTAGACCTAGTACCTCTCACGCTCTTCGGTTTCCCATGTATACCGTAGCCTCAGTTAAACACTGCTAATCATCATCAAATACTGTATAAAACCACAGTGTTTTGATGGAGGGTGATGACAGTGAAAGTGCAGTGGTTGGGTATGGTGTCGATGTGCGGGCTGCGGGGATGGGTAAGTGCCTTCCTTTATAAGGAGGGGCGATGAGCATCAAGTCCACGCCCGAGGGGTACCTGGTCGATATCCGCCCGCAGGGGAGGGAAGGCAAGCGGATCCGCAAGCGCTTCAAGACCAAGTCCGAAGCCCAGCAGTTCGAGCGTTGGGTGATCGCCACCGAGCATAATAAAGAGTGGGTGGATCGCCCGGCAGATAACCGGCCGCTATCCGAGCTGATCGAACTCTGGTGGTGCTACCATGGCCAGACCCTGAAAGCAGGGGAGGAGGTACGAAAGAAACTCCACAATATCGATGCCGCGTTGCGCCACCCGTTGGCGAGACAAGTGACCCGGGCTCTGTTCTCCGAGTATCGGGCGCAGCGACTGCATGCCGGCCGACAACCCAAGACGGTGAACCGCGAGCAGGAGATGCTGGGCGGGGTCTTCTCAGTGCTCACCGATCTCGGTCACTACCACCACGAGCACCCGCTCAAAGAGATGAAGAAGGTCAAACTGGTTGAGCGGTCGATGGGCTACCTGACCCAGGAAGAGATCGGCGACGTACTAGCTGCGCTATCTGGGGATAACCTGAAAGTGGTCAAACTCTGTCTGGCCACGGGAGCGCGTTGGAGTGAAGCAGCCAATCTGCGCCGTGAAGATGTGCTGGCCAGCCGGGTGACCTACATCAACACCAAGAATGGCAAGAACCGCACCGTGCCGATCTCGGCCGAGCTGTGTCAGGAGATAACAAACGGGGTGAACCGGGGTCCGCTGTTCCGTGACCTCGACTATTTGCTGGTGCGTGACGTTCTCAAGACCGTGGCGCCGGATCTGCCAGCAGGGCAGGCGGTGCATGTGTTCCGGCACACGTTTGCATCACACTTCATGATGTCCGGGGGCAACATCCTTGCGCTGCAAAAAATTCTGGGCCATCACAACATCCAGCAAACGATGACCTATGCCCACTTTGCACCGGACTATCTGAGCGATGCGGTGCGCTTCAACCCGCTGGAAAACCCGCTACCTGTCGCATGA